CGGCCTTTTGTTATGGCGCTTTGGCAAAAGGCCATGACGGCCGCACTCTTCGGTTTCGTCCACAAGATTGACCGGGTCCGGAAATACCGGGAACTAATTCTGATTGTGGCTCGGAAAAACGGGAAGTCCACCTGGGCCTCCGCGATCGCGCTCTATATGTTGATGGCTGACGGCGAACCCGGCCCGGAAGTGGTCAGCGCGGCGACCAAGCGCGACCAGGCTAAAATAACCTGGTCCGAAGCCAAGCGGATGGTGAGGAAGTCTCCGGTTCTACTGAAGCGGGTCCGGCCGTTGGTCGCGGAGTTGGTCTGCGATTTTAACGACGGTAGTTTTAAGCCTCTGTCTAGCGACTCTAACACGCTGGACGGCTTGAATGTTCATTGTGCGCTTATTGACGAACTCCACGCCATCCAGGATAAAAATCTGTATGACGTTATCATCGATGGAATGACCGCCCGGGAACAGCCGCTTTCAATCATCACCTCCACGGCTGGCACGGTCCGGGAGGGTATTTTTGATATAAAGTATGACGAGGCCACTAGGATCATCGACAGCTACGACGCGGGGGTGGTTTCTCCGGAAGATGAAAGGGTACTCCCGATTATTTACGAGTTGGATAGCCGGAAGGAGTGGCAGGATCCAGCTTGTTGGATGAAAGCCAACCCGGGGCTGGGGACAATCAAAGATCTTGGTCAGCTTCGGGATAAGGTGGAAAAGGCGAAGAAAAACCCGCTTCTAGTCAAGAACCTGCTTTGTAAAGATTTTAATATTCGGGAAACGACCTCTGAAGCCTGGTTGACATTTGAACAGCTGAACAACCCGGCCGTTTTTGATCTCCGGGAGCTGAAACCGCGGTATGGAATTGGCGGCGCGGACTTGTCAAGTACCACGGACCTGACCAACGCCACAGTAATTTTCATGGTACCGGGTAATGAACAGATTTTTGTTATCCAGATGTACTGGCTTCCGGAGGATCTCCTGGAGACCCGAGAACGGGACGATAAAATACCTTATACTGTATGGCGCGACATGGGCCTACTTCGGACAACGCCGGGGAACAAAGTCCACCACAAGTTTGTGACGGAGTGGTTTCTGGAAGTCCAGAACCAGTATGACATATACCTGCCTTGGATTGGGTATGACAGCTGGTCCGCTACATACTGGGTTGAAGAAATGAAAGGTTATTTTGGCGCGGAAGCGATGGAGCCGGTTATCCAGGGGAAAAAGACACTCTCTGGACCGATGAAAGCACTTGGGGCAGATTTGGAAGCAAAGAAAATTAACTACCAAAATTCGCCCATACTAAAATGGAATTTATCAAATGTGGCGGTGGACGTGGATAAGAACGGCAATATCCAGCCTTGTAAGCCGATCAATCCGCGAAGAAGGATTGACGGGTTTTCGGGGCTTTTAAATGCTTACGTGACGCTGGAACGTCATTACGAGGATTATTTGGCGCTAATTTAAAGGCGGTGATAGCTTGGGTGTGTTTAGTAGAATTGGGCGGTTTTTCAACCGGAGTCCTACCACGATTCGGCTTGAGTTGGTACGGGAACACGGAAATGGGTTTTATTCTTGGGGCGGCAATCTATACCAATCAGACGTTGTCCGGAGCTGTATCCGGCCGTTTTGTTTAGCAGCGGGGAAGCTCCAAGCCAAGCATATTAGGCAGACGGCAGATGGGCTGAAAGTAAATCCGGACCTCTATATGAAATTGCTTCTTGAAGAACCTAACCCGTTTATGACCGGCCAGCAGCTCCAGGAAAAGCTGGCCATCCAGCTGGCGCTGAATAACAACGCTTTCGCGGTTATCATCCGGGATGAAAACGGCTATCCGATGCAGATTTATCCGGTGCCGGCGGCGGGTGTGGAGGCGCTTTATGATCAGCAGGGTCAGCTGTATTTGAAGTTTACGCTTAGGACCGGAAAGACCGTTGCTTTTGCCTATTCGGATGTGATCCATCTCCGCCAGGATTTTTACGAAAACGACATTTTTGGCACGCCGCCGGGTCCGGCTTTGACGTCGCTGATGGAGATTGTCACGACGACGGACCAGGGTATTGTTAAGGCTATTAAAAACAGCGCCGTGATCCGGTGGCTTTTGAGGTTCAAACAAACGCTCCGGCCGGAAGACATTAAGGCACAGACAAAAGCTTTTGTGGAATCGTATCTTAGCGTCGATTCTGAAGACTCGGTCGGCGCGGCCGGTGTGGACGCAAAGGCCGATGTGGAACAAGTGGAACCGAAAGACTACGTGCCAAATGCCGCCCAGATGGACCGGACAACTAAAAGAATTTATAACTTTTTTGGCACGAATGAAGCAATTATCCAATCAAAATTTACAGAAGATGAATGGAACGCCTATTATGAAGCAAAAATTGAGCCGTTTGCGATCCAGATGTCCAACGAATTTACACGAAAACTTTTCAGCCGGCGCGAGCGGGGGTTTGGGAACCGGATCATATTTGAAGCCAATACGCTCCAGTATGCAAGCATGAAAACAAAGCTAGAACTCCGGCAAATGGTAGACCGGGGCGCGATGACACCAAATGAATGGCGCCTGGTGCTGAATCTTGGGCCAATTGAGGGCGGCGATAAACCGATTCGCCGGCTGGATACCGCGGAGGTGAATGGTGATGAAGTGACGGGAGGTGATGAAGATTGAGGAAGATCAAGATTAAGGGTTATATCATCCCTAATGACTACAAATGGATCTATGATTTTTTTGAAGTTGATTCGACTTGTCCGGCGGATGTAGAAAAAGCGCTCAACGAAGCTAACGGGGAAGACGTGGAAGTGGACATCAACAGTCCCGGAGGGGATGTTTATTCCGGGTCGGAAATCTATACCATGCTGATGGCTTATCCGGGGAAAGTAATCACTAACGGGATTGGAATTGTAGCCAGCGCGGCCAGCCTTCCGCTGGTGGCCGGCCGGCCGGCGCGGATCTCTCCGACTGCTCAGCTTATGATTCACAATGTTATGAGTGAACCGCTTGGGGACTATCGTGTCCACGAACACGAGGCGGAGATACTTAAAAGCCACAATGTTTCTATTGCGAACGCCTACCGATTGAAAACCGGTTTATCGGAGGAAAAATTGCTGGGGCTGATGGACGCAGGCGGATCGGCAAATATGGGGACCTACCTAAACGCCCAACAGGCCTTGAAATTAGGGTTTGTTGATGAAATCATGTTCGACGAAGGAAACCGGCTGGTGGCGTGCGCGAACTACGGTCCGCTTTTCTCTCCGCAGGTGATCAACAAACTCAGAAACGTTTTATTACCGGCGCTGAAAGGAGAGGGTCAAACAGGGGATGATAACCAAGAAAAGGCTTTGTTACAAGCTAGGTTAGACCTATTAAAACTAAAAGGGGGAAAGTTAAATTGACTCACGAACAGTATTTAGAAAAACGTAATACGCTTTTTGCGGAAGCGCAGGCTTTGCTTGACGAGGGGAAACTCGATGAGGCGAAAGCCAAAGAACAGGAGATCAAGGATCTCGACGCCAAGTATGACGAGATCGCCAAGGCCAGGGCGAATATACAAGCCCTGAACGCCACTCCGGTAATCAAGCCGTTGGAAAACCTGGGGACGAACGTATCCGGTGGGACCTCTTTGGGCGGTGTGGCCACCAATGACAACACGGCAGACGAAAAAGAGGTCTACAAGGTTGCGTTTGCCAAGGCTATGATGGGTCAGCGCCTGACCGCGGAAGAGAGGGTCGTTCTGGACAAAGTGAACGATGATTTCCGGAGAACTAATGAAGCAGTAATGCAAACCACTTCTGAAGCTGCGCTCTTGATTCCGGAAACGATTCGGGACGGTATCTGGCGGGAGATGGGCGAACTTCATCCTATCCTGGCAGATCTCCAAATGACTTTTGTGCCCGGTGATTTTACGATCATCAAGGAGAACGAAGATTCGTTGGCCACGGATGCAGCAGCTTATGACGAAGACGACGTGGTCGGCGACAATGATACCGTTTCTTTCGCCGAGATCAACCTGTCTGGTTGCGAATTAGCGAAGGCGGTCACGGTGTCATGGAAGGCTAAGAAGATGACCATCGACGCGTTCTTGACCTACATCACCACGAAGATTGCGGAGAAGATGGGGAACGCTCTGGCCAAGTGGGTCGTAAGTGGTCAGGGTCGGCCTTCTGGCACAGGCGGTAACTTTAAAGCGGAAGCTTATGGCATTAAAACCCGGATCGAAGCAGAAACCAATACTCCACAGGTAATTACCTATAATGATACTACCGATCCGAATGATACTACCGATCCGCTTGACTATACCAAGCTGACTTCAGCTATGGCGAAAATCAAATCTGGTTACCTATCCGGCGCTGTAATTTACGCCAAAAACGACGTCATCTGGAACAAGCTGGCCAACATTGTTGACGGAATTGATCGGCCGATGTTTGTTCCCGATCCCACAAGCGGCGGGGTTGGGCGGTTGTTTGGTTTGCCGGTCAAGGAAGAGGACGCCATTCCTGCGGGTGAAATCCTGATTGGTAATGTGGCAAAAGGCTACGTTATGAACGCTAACGAGAACATTTCTTTGTACCAGGAAGATCACGTGAAAGCCCGGAAGACCGACTACATGGGGTATGCTATCGTTGATGGTGACGTGCTGACCACCAAAGCTTTTGTGCTCATCAAAGAAGCAGAAGCGGCCAATTAATGAAAAGAGCGGTGTAACAGCCGCTCTTTTCCTTTTTTTCTAAAAAGCGGGTGATGAAAAATGACCCTTGAGGAAGCGAAAAACTATCTCCGGGTTGATACGGATGACGATGA